TTCATATGGGAGAACTTAAAATGACGCAGTATGACGATAGAGTGCTAAAGCAAAAAATGTTATTAGATGCAGAAGAATGGTCTAAGAATGTTGCTTGTATTCATGCTCATAGTTCTAATTCTATGTATTATGACGATAGACCTGAGGATACTGATGGCAAATCTGTGATAGATGTAGAATATAATAGTGGCATCATTGAAAGGTGGCAAAATAATGAAATTATTCATACTTTTGGCGAAAAACTAAGAGGAGAAGAATTAGTGCAAAAATGGAGAAAGCATACATGAATGTAAATAAACACATAATAGACCAGATTTGTGAGGACTTTGAGTATAGAACCTTAGTGCTAGAAGAATCTGAATTAACAGCTATGAAAATATTATGCAAGGAGTGGTCAATGACTCCTATGGAGATGAATGATATTGTTGTAGCATGGAAAAAGAAAATAACCGACATTGACGAAACAGGCGATTTAGGAGAATTTATATGAGCGTAAATTATACAGCAGAACAAGTCAAGATGATGACTACAGCGTATACTGAAAATCCTAGTAGAGAGACAGTAGAAAAACTAAGTGAAGATTTAGATAAGAGTATAAAATCTATAATCGGTAAACTTTCTAGGGAAGGAGTCTACAAGAAAACAGTATATAAGACTAAAACGGGTGAGACGCCCGTCACAAAGAAACAAATTGTGCAAGATGTTGCAGATTTGTTGGAAATTGATTATAAGGACTTGGCGGGGTTGGTAAAATCTCCCAAGCCAGAACTAAAGACACTATTGGAGGAATTGCATGACAGCTTGGAAAAAAAGAATAGTTGAGCTATTACCTACAAACAGTAAAACTAGAGAAACTATAGCAGTGCGAGGGAAGTATTTTATGGTTGAAAAAGAACCGAGAGTGCATCCTGAGCATGGAATGATTATCACATTATATGATGATGACCAGTATAGATTCTCTACTTCTGTGAGGAACATTCGTTTCCCACAACCAGATGAGTTCAAGGACTTGTAGCGGGGTTATAACACCTCCCTATGAGTCCTAAAGACTCAACCTCTTTCTCTTAATCTAGGGATAATTTGCATATAAGGAGTTTAATTTAGGATAAGTTATGTAAGACCTTTGTTATTTATAGGTCAAAAATATATTGCGAATTGGACGCAATTGTAGTAACTTGTTGTGAAATTGGTAATTGTAATTCTTTAGAAATACCCGATACGGATTGAATTACTTTCATTGGGTAAGATATGTTTGATATAGATTATATCGTTATCACTCACTATACAATAAAGATTCCAAGGTAAGCTCTTCCGCTTAGCTCCAGAGCTTCTATTGAGATGAAATCTCATTGTAAGTTCGTTTCGTGAAGAGTGATAATTAATTGGTTTATCTAATCATCATAATTTATGATATTATTATACCATGATTTTACCAAAAATGCAAATACTATTTTTCCTAGGGGTATGATTTGATGTGTTCGGACAGGTTGTTCAAATGTGAAAATAATTTATTTTTTGGATTGTTGGAAGAGTTTTCACGAGATTATATCCATCTAGCGTGACGTCCTCTTCTCTTAAACTCGGCTTTTTCTTTGCTGAGAGCTCGGTCTTTTCGTCTAACCGCTTCTTGCTTTTTTCTTCTTCTCTTTTGGTTTGGCTTTTCGTAAAATTCTTTCTTACGAACATCATCTTTGATTCCAGCATTCTCGCATTTCTTTCTGAAAATTCTGAGAGCTTTCTCGAAACTCATATTATTTGTTGTTACTTTTGGCATATTTCCTTAATTTCTTTTCTCTTTGTATTCGCTTTTCGTTTGCCACATTCAGGTCTATAACGCCAGACTCTTGTAGTAAGTTGATGAGTGCTTGAACATCACCGACTTCTTCAGAGAGACATTGAATTTCAGTCTTTCCGCCATTATGTCTGTATATTTTAGAACAAGCCTGAATAAATTCTCCTGCCTCTTCCATTGCAACTATGAGTAAGTGTGTTTTATAATCTACTCTTGACATATACCTTCTGCACGGGTTAAACGATAAAGGTCATTTGCAATATTATTTTGATTATCACAAGTGGCTTGAACGAATCGCTGTACCCACGCCATGTCGTATACAAAGTCAGGGTCATCTATTTTGATTCCCATTTCACTGCACTTGTATACTAGCAAGTTCATTAGTTCTACTACTTGTTCTTCTGAATCCGTTTTTCTCGGAAAGTGTATTATATTACTCATTATCTTTAATCCTATTAAATGTCCACCCTCGTTTACGAAGGTAGTGTACTTGCGAAGTTATTGAACTGGGACTTCGATTTAACTTCGCTATGATTTCTTCTATGGGCAACCGATTGTAATTATCTTTGAGATACTTACGTTCGCTATCAGCCCAGTGTCCTCTTTTATAGTTCATATATATATTATATCAAAACAAGTATCAAATGTCAAGAACTATTTTTGTCTTGTAGTTCGAAGAAAATTGATAGAGTAAATCTATAACTAGGTGCTATGTGCGAAGCAGGTCTTATTGAATGTGGGTGGTGCCCATCAAAGATAACAGCTCTATTTGGTTCATAGGAAATTACTCTATTATCTTCGCCTTTATCGCCATAAAAGATAGTTTCGCCATACCATTCTTCTCTCCATTCAGGGTTGAGATAGTATAAAAACACACGAGATTCTTTTCCGTGCGTATGACGAAAGTTGATTGATGAAGGAGTAGTAAGATTAATTACTCCCTTTTGAACTTCTAGACCTTCTAGCTCAGGGCAAGTATCAAAATAATGTTGAAGCTCTGACCACTCAATTTTAGGAAATTCCATGTGTAAGCATGGATACTGCCTATTCTCGATAGTGCTAGTATCGTCCCAACCAATTTGATAATGCCCAGTGACTGCTAACGAATACAGCGTACTCATTTGGTCAATGTCCATAAAATTATCATAAATTTTTATCATACGCATAGTATAACATATTCCTGAGCATTTGTCAAGAACTAAATTTAACATTGTTGTAAATATCTCTTGACAGATGGTATAAATTTTGATATAATATATATAATTAAATGGAGAATTTTAATATGATTGAACAAGATATCGCATACTTGATTTTAATGGCAATTGCAGTAAGTTGTAGCTACTGGAGTGGGAAAAGAGAGGGAATCTCTACCACGCTAGACTATATGAGAAGTAATGGCCACATTGATTTCGAGGACTAAACAAAAAATAGTTCTTGACTTTCGGTATTAATTTTGGTATAATATACTATAGAGAATGAAATAGGTTCATTCTCGTTTAACGCGTCTACACCGCAAGGGTAGACAATTATTACCGAAAGGAATATTGGAGAATAAAAATGAGTATTGATTTAAGTAAATTTTGGCTTGGACTAGATGTGCCCACTATGCCGCATTATACGGAAAGTGCATATCCTAGATATAACATTATCGAAAGTGGAGGTGATTATCGAATAGAAATCGCTTTGCCAGGTTGGAGTAAAGAGGAACTTGAAGTTATCGCCGATGGCGAAGAGCTTCATGTTAAGGGAAAAAAGGAACGCAAGTTAAATGATGGCGAGCAGTTCGTGCATCAGGGACTTAGTTTAAAATCTTTTGAACGAAGATTTATTCTAAATTCTGAATTACAAGTAGACTCTGTTAACAAATCAAATGGTTTATTAACAATCTCTCTGTCTAGAACGCCTAATTCAAAAAGACAAGTCTTAGAAATAGTGTAGTTCGCTCCAGTTTCCAAGAGGCAATCTTGGAGTATAAAAATGGAACAGATTAAAAAATTTGTAAAAACGGAGAGACAGAAGCTAGATTTAGAAACCACGAGTAAGTTCATAGAAGCATTTGCACAGATAGTATTATTTTCATTTGTGGCAAGTGTATTACTAAACACTTATTTATGGCTATACTAGCAAATTGTCTAACAAAACTTGGGTGCCTCCTCAAAAAGAGGCACTCATTTTCTTACAGGAGAAAAACTTTGAAAACATCACAAGAGGGCATAGCCCTTATTAAAAAATTTGAAGGCTGTGAATTAACAGCTTACCAATGTTCAGCAGGTGTCTGGACAATCGGCTACGGCCACACAAAAGGTGTAGAGAAGGGAATGACAATCAGCAAAGAATCTGCTGAGGAAATGTTAATTGAAGAACTTCATGAGTATGAAGGTTATATAAACGACCATGTTACCTGTCCTCTATCACAAAATCAATTCGATGCACTAGTATCATGGGTATATAATTTAGGCTCATCGAACTTACTTGCATCAACCCTGCTAAAAGTATTAAACAAAGGCGACTATGATGGCGTACCTGCACAAATCAAAAGATGGAATAAAGCAGGCGGAAAAGTTCTAGACGGACTTATTCGTAGACGCGAAGCCGAAGCATTGTTGTTTCTAAACAAAGAATGGTATGAAGTTTAAGATTCCCGAAGCATTACTGCTTCAAGCACAACAGCACGCACAAGAAAGAGGAATGTCTATAGAGGAATATATAGCAGAATTTATAGGAATGGTAAAAGATGAACAAGATAAAAAACTTAATGAAAGACACGAAGAACTGGCTAATAAGTCTGTTCACGACAAGGTATAAACTAACAGTTAGTTATAACAATACTTTTGGCGATGCAGATGACCAGACTTTCATTGTCCGCAAATTTTTAACTAAAAAGCCAAATTTTATTAAGTTCAGAACTTGGGAAAAAGAAATGGTAGAGATTCGTGGTGCTGACGGATTAAACTACAGAATAGAGGAGATATAATGAATCAGTTTTTTGCAGGAGCAATATTAGCTTTAGGGATTGGTTGCTATTGGTTATATACCGAAAATGAAACATTAAAAGCAAACAATGTAAAGTTAGAGTATGCTGTTGAAGAACAAAAACAGACTATAGCCACTATAAAAGAACAGTATGAAAAACAAGGACAGTCATTAATGAACATGACTCGTCAAAATGCTCAGATAGAGAAAGAAAAAGCTGAGTATTTATCAATATTTGCCAGACATAATTTAGATGTACTTGCGCTTAAGAAGCCTGGCATGATAGAACTAAGATTTAACAATGCAAGTGAATCCGTAATGGAGGGACTAGAAGATGATACAAAAGCACTTTACGAGCTTGACAATCCTAACACTAGCGATTAGTGGTTGTTCCTTACTACCTTCTAAACAAGTAGAAATAGTAAGTAAACCAATGCAAATTGATATTATGCAGCCCACATTACCAAGACCGCTAGAATTAACTGCCCCTAAGTGGCATGTAGTATCAGAAGCAAGGATAGTAAATCCTTGTAAGAAAAATATACCTTTTGAGCCTAAGAAGTTTAACGATGAAGGCGTAGAACAGTTCAAAAGACCAAAAACATGCAACTTAGATGAAAGAGAAAATCCAGACTGGCCAGAAGGATATACATACTTAGACAGGTTCTTAGATGAAATGAAAGAACAAAACAATGGAGAAGTAGTATTTGTTGCTACTAGTGTAGGAGATTATAAAGTAATGGCAGAGGATATGCAAGAGTTGAAACGATATATTAAACAGATGGGAGAAGTAATAGTATACTATCGAGAGGTAACAACCAATGATAAAGAAACTGATTAGTTTTTTCACAACTAAATATACAGTCACAGACAGCAACCTAGAGAAAAGAATAGTAGCCTTAGAAAAGATAGCTCACCCTAAATGTGGGCTAGAAGGCTTTGATGGCTATCAACCATTGATAGACCGAATAGATAAATTAGAAGTAGTAGTAGGGACATTAAAAAAGAATGAACATTGATAGTGAAAAACTAAAACAATTATTAGATGAGGGTATCGTTGAGATATCCTTTATTAGTTTAAATAGTGGGATTGTTCACGAAAGAGAGTTTACAACCTGTGAGAAACTAATGCCGGTACCAAAACATATTAAATCATACTCAGGTGACAAGATTATCTGTTATGATGTAGAATTTAAAAAGTGGGAAGACATTCAAGTCGACACCATAGAGAGTTATAAAACTTTGGAGAAATTATAATGTGGGAAATATTTAATTTACCAACAACAATATTTATAGTTGTGTTCAACCTGTTAGCATGGAGCGGCCTAGCATATGGCATATTTGCTGCTGGGAAACACTTAATTAATAAGTATGAGTTATTCTAAACAAGTAATAGACAGATTCAATAGTGTATTACAAAACCCTGAAAAACATTCTGTAGGGCGATTTGACCCTAATGAGCCGAATGTTGCAACAGGAATGGTAGGCGCACCAGCGTGCGGCGATGTCATGAAATTGCAACTTAAGCTTGACGCAGGCACCGAACGCATCGTAGATGTGAAATTCAAAACTTACGGATGTGGTAGTGCGATTGCTTCTTCCACAACATTTGTAGAATTTTTAAAGGGTAAAACATTAACAGAAGCAAAAGAAGTAAAGGACAAAGATATTGCCGAAATTCTAGAACTTCCTCCTATTAAATTGCATTGTAGCGTTTTAGCGGAAGGAAGTATAAAAAAAGCTATCGAGGATTGGGAGCGCAAACAAGCGCATCGTAAACACAATCAAACATAGCACGCATACTTTTAAGTATGAAAGGAGAGGAGAATGTTAGAATTCATTCAATGGGTTATAGCATGGGTACAAGTAATACCTTGGTTAGTGATGGGAGCGTCATTAATCGCAGCTTTAACTCCCACACCTGTAGATGATGGGATTGTCAAAAAACTCTACAAAGTACTAGATTGGGTTGCACTCAATGTAGGAAAAGCAAAGGACTAAATAAATGTCCAGCACAGTAGATAACGACAGGAACGAAGTCGAAATTGACCTTGATAAGTATATGAGCCTAATCGATAAACTCGATATGGCAGAAGATACTATCAAGGAAATGCAACTAGAGGCTGCTGAAGCCAGAAAAAGACTAGCTCCGCCTAAAAGAAAGTTTATAGATTTATTCTTAGATGATAACGATATAAACGAGAAAGCGATAATTGGATTTATCTCTTTTGGATTTATGGCAGTCTTCGCCGTATGTGATTTAATTACTGCATTTTATGGTAAGGATTTATTGTTCTCGGACACAATCTATACCTCTTTAGTAGTAGTAACATTAGGAGCATTCGGTATCTCAGAAGCTGGAAAAGCCTTTGGTGGGAAATAAAAACAGTTCTTGACAATTGGTTAATTTTTTAGTATAATATATACTATATGAAAAAATCAGAAGAACAAAACGAAACGGCAATCGACAACTCCTCTAATGAGCGAGAAGACGGTTGTCGTTTTTTTATGGGGTAAAGCAATGAACTTATTTTATTTAGATGAAGACTTAGACAAATGCGCGGAAGCTCATGTTGACAAACACATTGTCAAGATGCCGTTAGAAGTAGCACAGATACTATGCACTAGCATTTGGATAGATAAGTTTCTAGGCTTTGTACCTAGAGCTTTGAACGCAGAAGAAAGAGAAGTTCTCAATAAAGAGAAAGCATTAATTAAACATCTTCCTCCTGCAGAAAGACCAATCACACCATACTTACCAATGATGTATAATCACCCCTGCACAATATGGGCGAGATCATCATTAGATAACCATGAGTGGACACATTGTTACGGCAATGCATTAAACGATGAGTATAGGTATAGATATGGTAAAGAACATAAGTCTATACACGAAGTAGTTAACAAACTTCCTGAACCAGTAAATATGAAAAGAGTAGGTTTTACAGAGTTCGGTCTAGCAATGCCAGACGAACTTAAAGACTATGATAATCCAATACAGTCATATCGTGATTATTACCATCTTGATAAAGCCACCTTTGCTACTTGGAAATTCAGAGATAAACCACATTGGTGGAATGAAGACTACGCAGACTATGAACAGAGGATAACAAGATAATGGAATGGACAGAAATTTTAAATAACTTATTTGGTTTTGCCATAACTATATTTATGGGTTGGTTTGCGTGGGAGTCTACTTTATTAGTAGATGAACGCAACAAAAGAAGAAGAGCAACCTTTGATAAATCAAAAATTAAATACAGAGATGGAGACAATACATGAATAAAGTAAAGATATATAGTAAGCCAGACTGTGGCTACTGTGTAATGGCTAAGAGATTAGCCGAGCAACGGGGTTGTG